CTAGCGATTCAGCAAACTACCCACGTAACGCAGCAGTTCATTTGCTGAAATTGGCGTATATCCGTGTTCTTCTACTAAGCGACGTGTTACTTCATTAATTTTTTTCAATTGGTGCTCATCTGGCGTTTTTGTAGAGGTAGTTATTTTGACCACATCTTTTAAATCCGCGAATAATTTTTTCTCAATCGCTTCACGCAGACGATCATGCGTATTGTAGTCAAATCGTTTACCTTTACGTGCATAAGCTGATATCCGAATAAGAATCTCTTCACGGAATGCACGTTTGGCATTTTCAGAAATACCAATTTGCTCTTCAATCGATCTCATGAGGCGCTCATCTGGTTCCAATTCCTCACCTGTTACTGGATCACGCAAGCGATTAGAATTGCAATACGCCTCAACATTATCCAAGTAATTATCCATCATCGTTTTTGCTGATTCCTCATAGCTGTACACAAATGCCTTCTGTACTTCCTTTTTCGCAATATCATCATACTCTTTCCGTGCAATAGAGATAAAATTTAAGTAACGCTCTCGCTGTTCCTTACTGATGGAAGCATGCTGATCGAGCCCTTCCTTTAATGCCCGCAAAATATCCAGAGCATTAATAGACTCCGTATCACGACGTATCAGTGCGCTGGATATCCTATTTATGACATAACGAGGATCTATCCCAAACATACCTTCGTCTACATACTCATTCCGTAATTCCTCAATGTCCGAGCCTTTGAATCCTTCTACGGATTCTCCATTGTACAAACGCAATTTTTTTAAAAGATCGGCACCTTGTTTTTTGGACTCTTTTAAACGGGTTAAAATAGAAAAAATAGCTGCTGTATATAACGCATGTGGAGCAATATGAACATGACCTAAATCAGATTGCTTAATTAATTTATCATAAATTTTTTCTTCTTCTTTGACTCGAAGATTATACGGAACTGGCATCACAATCATTCGAGACTGTAATGCTTCATTCTTTTTATTCCCGATAAAGGTTTTGTATTCCGTTTCGTTTGTATGAGCAATTATCAGCTCATCGGCTGAAATTAGGGCGAATCTACCCGCTTTAAAATTGCCTTCTTGAGTTAGCGACAATAAATGCCACAGGAATTTTTCATCGCATTTCAACATCTCTTGGAATTCCATGAGCCCACGATTCGCTTTATTCAATTCACCATCAAACCGATAGGCACGAGGATCAGACTCAGAACCATACTTCGTGATCGTAGAAAAGTCGATCGTCCCCGTTAAATCGGCAATATCCTGCGATTTTGGATCAGATGGGCTAAAGGTACCAATTCCCACCCGTTTTGACTCTGAAAAGAAGATTCTCGTTACTGGAAAATCTTCCATCCGACCACCATACTCTGTTTCTAATCGCATCCTGTTGTATGGAGTAAGCTCTCCTTCAATCTTTACACCAAATTCTTGCTCAAATTCGGGACGTAATTCATTAGGAATCAAATGGAGAGGTTCCCCATACATACCGTAAGTAATCCATTAATAATCGTGATATTTTCTACATCATCGATGAAATAAATCAGGATTAAAAATTGATGAATTAATGCCAATTACTGTACAAAAGTAAAAAAATACGATACCAATTTAGTATCGCATCTTTTTCTAAACAACTTATTCCTCTGGAGGGTAATTTATTTCCTCTCCATCGATTTTAATTGTGTATGACTCTTTGTTTCTAACTTTTTTTAATAAATTAACCATTTCAATTGAATATCTACTAACACCATTCATATTAACATGATATTCATTATTAGAGGCTCTTAATTTTATACCAACTTGAGTTTCAACTTTTTGTATTAAAGCATAGGCTCTATACCAGTGTATATTTTCTTCGTCGTATACTCTCTTAGCAAGCTCTGTAGCTTTTAGTGTGAATGTTAATACCAATTGGTTAGGATCTGATATATTCGCAAAAGAAAGCAGTGTTTTATTACTTTCATCAAGATCATCTTTTACAGGAAAAGTAAAAGAACTTAAGAAATTTTCCCTATCAGTAATATATCTCAAGCTTGCAATGTCTACTTCTAAATTAGTAATCGTATCGCTTTTGATTACATTATAAACTGTTTCCTCAAGTTCTTTTAAAACACTAATATCAACAGAATCTTGGTGCAATGTTTCATATAACTTTTCGTATGTATGTAATTTGATATAATTTAATCTCACTGATTCTCCATTACCAACTGAAATTGATTTTTCATAAGGAGGAGTTAAATCAGAGTTAATTGGTTTACTACTCCAATCTACGAACCACATATTAGGAATTGCTGGCTCAGTATCAGCATCTATTATTTGTTTAACGTTATATAAAATAGATTTTATATTTTCATCATTTAAACTGTAGCCAATAAATATAATTGGGTGTTCCATAAAATAAGTGAATAATTTAGCGATTAAATATATCTGCTTTTTGAAAAAAATATCATAATCTTCCTTTTCAATAACTATGCCTTCACAATCATTTACAGAACCATGAATTTTTAATATATGCCCAATGTCAGTAGATTTTTTCTCATGTATTACTTGTTGACCAACTATGGCTTCATATTTAGGAAACAATGTTTCCAAAAGAGTATCATAATTAGTAGTAATAATAGCATGAGGATTCAATCTTTTGATTAAACGAATTTCATCAAGCCATTCATTTTTATCAAGGTCAAATTTATTCATTAACTCTTTTAAAATAGACGATATTTTGTGTTTTAAAAATATACTTTTTAACTCAGATGTATACAAAGAAGACGGAAATAACTCTTCTTTGGAACGATTTTCCCACGCAAAATCACGATAAAATTCGACTAGTTGAGAAGCAATCCTAGCATAATCACCACCATGATCTTGAATAAAATATTCTATAGGCATTGTAATTTTGGGATTTTCTTCGATTAATTGGTCTAATAAACCTTTCCAACTTGGAGAATTAATATACCTACGTGAAAAACCCGATCCAACAAATAAAATCGGTCTACTTTTCATATTGATTATGTACTGTTTTAAATTTTGTAATGAAATATCTAAATATTTCTCATAATGTGATATAGTAACTGTCATTTAGTACACTCCTCTTACCAAATTCACCCCTATATTATATATTGTATTATAAATTCCTATTATTTTCCTTAATTATTACAGGTCATTTTCATTCCTTACGTACATTTAATGTGGAACTAAGTTTAAATATCCATTTCTTAGTCGATTAAATCATGCCTCACTTCTATTTCATCGCATGCTATCAATTAATTGTTAACACATAGCTATACTGACGTGTGTCAAAAGTCCTCTAGTAAAATTCAATTAGCTCATCAAAAGAATACATAAGCAAAATTGTATTATGACAAATTTATGGAAAAGTCTAGAAAAAGGTCGAAAAGTAGTATATTGTTAAACTGCTAATTGGGAATTTTTTGATAATCAGGAAGTTGATTGTAAGTATTTTTCAAATGAACTAGGAGGACTATTATGCTAAAAAAAATGACAAGTTTAATGATGGTTTTTGCGCTAATTTGTAGCATGTTCGGCATTCAAAGTATTCAGTCCGTGAGAGCTGAATCAAGTAACCTGCTTTATGATGAAAAAAATCCGATACTAGATATCGAAGGCAATGAAATCGGAGAAGAGATTGAAAAGGTTTATAGGGAAGTAACGAAAGATTCAGAAGAAACCTTAGTAAAATTGATAACCATAACAGAAAATAAATACTATAATGATGAAAACGAAAACACTACTGACCAAAAAGTTACCGAGATTAAGATAACCAATGATAAAAAGTTTTTTATTAACGGCGAACAATTGTCTCAAGACTTTTTAAATCAACCAGTTACAGCAAGTGAAGATAGGGTTTCCTTTGCAAAAGCCTTTAAAGGTGAGAGTGGCGGTCGTGCGGGGGTAATCACTTATAATGAGATTAATGACGACTATTATTATCTTAAGGCTTTTCCAAAGGTAAATGATTTTTTAGAAGAGCCTAGCGGTAAAGGATTAGTAAAATATAGCAATGGTAATGGTAATGTGTCCAAATTCATTAGATATGCAGACAAAGTTGATAGTAAACATGCAGATATAATAGATGCACAAGTCACAATTGCATCAATGATAGGTGCGGCTTTGGTAACTTGGGAAACCGTCATTTTGCTACTTCCCGAAGCAGGGGTAGCAGGCTGGAATGCAGTCAAACTCTACAATGCCTCGAATGCAGGTAAAGAAGCCCTTAAAGATGCGTATGACCTACTAAAAAATAAAATTACACCATACTAAGGATTAACTATGATAGATATTATTATCTGCTTACTTATACTAGCCTCAAGTATATATGCTTTATATAAGGTGTGGGGAAATAAAAAAGCAAGAGGTATAGCAGTGATATTGTTGGCTATAACCCTTAACATGGTTTATAAAGCAATAAAAGCTTATCTTAGCCAATAAAAACTTTACTCTGAATTGCCTGATTAGAAAAAATCTCAAGGGTTTTGTTATTTCCCCCTTTCAATAAAACGTGTTAATCAAACTAACATGTTTTATTGAAAGGGGGATTCTCCTATTTTAAGGTTATGGTTAATTATTTATTTTGTACTTCTTGTCCACTAGCAACCCTCAACTCATCAGCCAATTGTCCAATACGTTTTTTTCGAGCTTGGTCATTCCATTCATTGGCTGTATGCCATGCTGCTTGTAAGTAAACATCTATAATTTCGTTGGCTATTTCTTGTTTCACTGTTGGTTCCTCCTTGTCATATTTAGCTAAACCGTACTTTTCAATCAATCCAATCAGCTTACCTGGATAACCAGGATCAGTAGCATAACCGCCTTTATGGATTGCGTGGCAAGCAGTCTTATAATCAGCACCTAGCACGCCATGGTAGCGCGCAGGCTTGTCTTTTGTACCGTTTAGGATTAGTTTGGAATGATCTGCAATAGACTCTCCCCAATTGTTGTAAGCCCTGAAATTAGCTGTAATGGTTGTCCATTGTCCGTTGTAATTCTCCTTGGTCAGCATAGCACAAACTCCTGCTGGGCCTGTTCCTTTGATGCCAAAGAGATTATTTCCTCGCTTAGTTAGTCCACTCTCTCCCCAAGCTGATTCCAGGATTGCCTGGGCTATTGTAAGAGACGCGGGTATCTTCGTTTTCTTCATGTCAGCTACAGCACTAGGTGCTATCTTATCTATAAAGTCTTGTGGTTTCATTGTTTGTTCCCTCCGCTGTCCGGTTTTACATAGCTATAAGCTCCCGCAGCCGTTAATCCAACGATCACTGATGTTAGTAAATTGTTTTTCAATTCCCCTGTTGGCAAAAATACAAAAAGGGCCGAAAAAGCCATAGCGACTAATGGAGCGTATTTATTCGGAACCCCAAACCCTTTAGCCACACCAGTAAGCGCCGCAACAATGGCGGCTAATGTAGCGATATCAGTGGTCATCTCCATTCCTTATCCCACCTTTTCTTTTAGTTCTTGGACATCACTACCAAGTTCTGCTAAACTCCGTTCAATTTGTTGCAGGGTAGTTGTATTTCTTTCGAGCTGAATCACCATTTTCTCGTTGTGTTTCATGAGTTTTGCTTCACGTTCTTTCCCATCTTTTTTAGTAGAAAAAAGTAACCATACAAACAAAAGAGCAAATGGCCCTTGGGACATTACTGCCTTATAAATCATTTCCTCCATGCTTTCCCCTCTCCTTATCACCCCCTTGGGGCAAAAGTAAAAAGGGAGCCGAAGCTCCCCATGAAAAAACGCCTCTCCGATTGGAAAGACGTAGCTATTTTTGCAAAGCTAAATATTCAGCAACTGGAACACGATAATTTTCTGGTACAGATTTCTCCTCTGTTCCAGTCGGATCGATTAACCATTCGCCTGATTTCACCAGTACTGCATATACAGGTATCATATATCTCTTAACGGGCATCACTCAGCACCTCCTTTCAATGCAGTAATCTCTTCTTGCTGTTCATCAATTCGCTTGTGCAATAGACCTATTTGCCTCTCTAACTCTGTTATCGCCTCTAGTGCCGCTAATAACTCTGGACGTAACGGCTCATGATGTCCAGGAGTCTCTACCATACCACCAAGTGTCCCGTCTGGGTTTCTTTTGATATATTCCACTAGCTAATCACTCCCACTAGCATGACAGCTGCTTCTTTTGCACTTGTATTGGTCCTGCTCAATGTCAGCTTGAACATAACGTCTGATTTTGCTGTGGCTACAGTGCTAATCAACTCATCCTCTGAAATTGAAGTAGTAAGATCGACGCTTTCCTTGGTCATGGCTGTATATTGCTCTGGCAGTCCTTTATCTACAAAGGATGCCTCAGCATCAACGACTAGATTGCCTTTTTCTCTCTTTAACCAAGCAAGTATTTCTCTAGCCGATCCTTTCGGTGCCAAGATTTTATAACGGGCAACAGCTTTCTTCATGGGTGTTTCCGTTACGGCGTTGTTTACATTGAAGGTCTTAACTGTCGATAACCCAAACTGGTCTGTTGCCGTTATGGTTATGGTGTTAGCTCCAGCTTTAAGGTCACTCACTTTAAACGAATACAACCAATTACCACTTGCAACACCGCTGAGCACTGTTTGTTCTGTACCGCTGTTGAGCTTCCCTTTTACTGTGATGGTATTTCCATCTGGATCGGACGCCGTGCCTGAGAGAGTAATAGAATCCGGTGGGATCAGACCAGATTGTACAGCAGGGAAAGTACCTACAGTAAGAATAGGAGCCTTATTGTGCTTAACGGTAAAAGTACGGGTGACGACATCGGATTTACCGCCTTGGTCGTCTTCTGCCCAAATGGTTAGAATATGGTCGGTGTTTTCTGCTAGGTCAGATCCCGTTATATCGGTTGTTCCATCGTAGAGCCGTTTATTGCGAAACAGTAACGTTTTGGCAAAAGAAATAGGACTGCTGCCATCCGATACACCGGAAGCAATAGCCCTTGTTGTGCCGTTGTTGATACGGTATTTTGTGACGACAACATTATCTTTGTCGGCATCTGATACCGTCCCCTTAATTATTAAAACATCATTTTCCGTTAGTGTTTGATTATTAGAAGGTGTCTTTAAAGATAGGGTTGGTGGCTGATTTAAAACTTCGAGTACAGGCCGCCAGCCTATATTCAGAACGGGTGTCTTATAAGATTCTCTGCCCCATCTAGGTGCTCTTATATATCCGCGAATCGCTCTGTAGTCATTTTGTTTTGTATATGTCTCTTGTCCTAACGTGTATATACCAAACCAGTTCCAAAACTGATTATGCTTACTGTACTTATCCGTACTGTTTAATGCATGATCTCTGTCTGTGCTTTCAGGTTTGGGTAATCCACTAATTGAATCATCATTTAAAATATACCGATCCCATTCGTTATTCTCTGGATATCCCCCAGTCAAATCCTCTCTCTCGTTATAACCACATGTCAGCAAACGTAATCTATACTGTTTTCCGTCAATTGTAATGTTTTTCCCAAAGACACGGTTGTCTTTGTCTAAATCAGACCAAGTAACGTACATCAGTATGACTCGATCACAGATAAGTATTGTTTTTGATCCATCTATAATCTTATGCCAGTATAGTTGATTTGCTTCGGATGTATCTGTATCTCCAATGTTCCAATTCAAAATATCCCTATTAAACTCTGGAATATTACCACTACCACAACCAGGGAATGGCTCTCCACCAGGATACCAAGGTAATGTTGGTCTAGGTAGTGCAGTTGTTCCTTTGCGTAGTGTTCCTAATTTCACTAACCCAAGATACTCGGGTCGCTCAGATTTGACCAACGCAGCTTCAAAAGTGGTAATCGCCCCGTTATTATCCCGCACACTGACTATAAACGGGTTACTATCGTTAATGTAATCAGCTTTCTTAAACGTATAGCTGACAGGCAGATTCCTAAATATCGCTGTCCAATCCTTTTTGACCACGTTGTTTAGTTTGACTTGGTATTGTAGCGTGTCGTCAGGATCAACGTCATTTGCAGTGATGTTTACGGTAAAGTCGTTTGTGCCAGTGTAGATACGTTGGTTCTTGGTTAAGAGTTGATTGTTTGCTGTTAGTGTAAGAATTGGTGCAGAATTTAAGGGCATCCTTAAAAGCAAATGCCCACTCATTAATAACCCTGTTGCATTTCCGTGCATATCGGAAATACGAATACTGCTATATAGAGCGCCAGAAGTTTCTAAAGTGTCAAAAGTTCTTTCCGTCTCAAGTAATAATTGTTCTTTCCCATCAGATCGCCGGACACCATAAAACCTAAGACCATAGTTTAGCGAAGAGTAAGCAGTGAATCTATACTTATGTGTACTTTCTATATTTACCGTTCTTGTAGCATATGGCAGGTAAATGTATTCCCATACATTATAGGGGTTGTCACGATCATTGTCTGCATTTGGCATGCGTAAAAGGATCGTTTGATCAAGGTATAACCCTGTGGTACCTCCAGTCAAGTCGTTTGCAATGCGGACGCTGCCATATAAAGCACCGGACACATCTAAGGGCAACATAAAGTGACCTTCAGTACTAAACAGTAATTCTTCTTGTCCATCCGTCTTCTTAGTACCGTATATCCGAATGCCATAACTATGACTAGAGAACGCTTGGATTCTATATTTATGTGTACTTACTAAATCGATGGTTGAAGCTACATGCGGCGTCTTCACATATTCCCAAACATAAGCCAATCTAATCCCTCCTTTATGCCTGCGTGATCGTAATCGTGTGTGTATTCCAACCACCGATTCTCATCTTCTGCACAGTTGTATCTCGATTCACCGTTGATCGTGCAATTATAGCTCCTTTTTTGTAGCTGTTGACCAGCTTAGAAAGGGTTATCTTCCCTGATCCAATGGCTGTGATAGCCTGATTCTCAAAAGCTACATCATCACAAATTGTTACCTCTTGTCCAACCGTGAAGCCTGTTGTTGAGGCAACAGAAATAGCCACAGTAGAAACACTAGAGGCTAGTGCTGCTGTGGCATAAGTTTTTGTCTCATCCAATTGTAAAACTGGGTCAGTCTGCCCATCATAGGTATCTGCAAATCTTGCCTGTGCTCCTGAGACTCCTCGGCTATCAATGTCTAAATGTGCTTCAATACGGGAAATACGGCGACTCGCTTTTTCAATCAAAAAGTGGGCATTATAAATCCCATCCTCAATGTGGTTCAATCTAATTTCATCTACAGGAGTACCTGCAATCTGTTCCCACGCAGGGACAATGGAAACTGTACCGTCTTCATTTTGTTGAAAGTTATATGTGTTGGGGCGATCAACAAGACGGTTGATGTGGAGCTGTTTTTCATACGCCAATTTATTCACCTGCCTTCCATTGCAGTTCAATCGGTATGCTTAGAGCGATTTCTCTAGGGGGCTTAACAATATTGATTTCGTCTTGCCAAACGATTACTCCGTTTGAATCTTTAATGATGCGTTTTGTTATTCTACCTGTTCGCGAATCGACCAGACGTAGCAAAAACGTTACTTTCGTTGGTCCTTGGTGAGTCACGAGAACAGGAACGGTCATAAGTTCCCCGTCCAATTCTACTTCCGCGCTGTAAAAAAGCGACTCTAATGCGTTTTTCTGTCGTTCCAGAGCGTAGTTTGTTAACATAAGCCGGTTTCACCTCCGGCGTAAAATGCGCCACAGAATAAAGGGAAACTTTCGTACACCTGGGTTGTTCCAGACCAATACGTAAGACTGCCCTTTTGCTGGATCGTTATTCTTTCTCGGTTTACATGGACTGGTCTCATTTTCTCAAACACTGTATGCAATGTCAGAAGGTCTACAGGTTGATTCTGTTCAAAAGAGAAAACTATCTCCTTTGCCTTAAAATCTTCTGTTACTGAAAGCAAGCCCCCTGTAGCATTGCCTAGCGATTGTAAGACAGACATAGTAAAAGGTAGTCTAGCCCAATGTTGAGCACGAATTTTATTTCGGCGCTCTTCTATGGAAAGAGATTGTTTCTTGCCGAAATAAATCCAATCCCATATGTCCAATCCCCACGTTGCAGTCATAGGATTGAATTGTTTCATAAGATCCATTCTTTGGGCATCCAGACTTTTAATTGCTTCCATACTTCCTTCGAAATGATACTCAGCCACCTCATTTTCGTACCAATACGGAGGTAATTTTTTTCTGAATTTCTCCAAAATCATACGATTACCTCCAGTTGTACTAGAGCAACAGATGAAACAGGGATTTGCAAGTTATCTGTGCCCCCATTAAGCGTAAAGTGAGTAAAGTCTTCCACTCCATCAACGAAAAAAAGAGCACCTATCTGCTGATACATAATTTTAGATCGCCCTTTTATATACGTTCTTATTTGCTTGTCAATCTCGCCACGCACATCTTTAATGTCAGTACCAGAACGGAGAAACAGAGTAACAGAAATTTTCACTTCATAGATTGTTGCAGATAAAACTTGTAAATCATGTAAACCAATTCGCTTATCTTCCATTTTATTTCGTACCTGCTGCGCAAATTCTTCTGTGACGGGTTGCCCATTTACATCTGTAATGTAAACATCTATAGATAAATCATGACGGGCTTTCTCTACTCCCATTGCCCCTCCTACCCCATCTATATTTCTTGCCCAACGAACATAGTCAGATGTTCTGCCAGTGCCTTCTTCTGTTCTCGCACGATCTAGTATGCGTTCCCGAAAAGGTTCGTCGCTCTCTCCGGTTCCTCTATTCAGTCCAAAGAATACTCCAATCCCTTCTAAAAATTCCCCGTCTGCCCAAGGTAGAAAAGCTTGTAGAAATGCGTATTCTAATAAGCGCTGTTGATCGCTTATTTCTTCAGCTAATGGATACTCAAGATCGTAAAAAATTTCCCCTTCCTCAACAGCAGGGGGCTGTCCCCCTTTTTCGATTGCATAGGCAGTCATTCGGTTAACAATTCTTTGATAAATTTCATCCGGAGATTCTCTAAGGACGGGCATTTCCGGTTTTTCTAGCGTTTCCCCCATATGTCAATCACCGCCTTTGTTTTTCCTCTTATTCCTTCGATCTGGACGGAAAAAACAACTCGTTTTTCCTTTAAGCTAATGTCCGTAACTTCTGCAGCTTCGATTTCTGAATGAGCTTCCAAAGCGTCCTCCACATCTCGCCTGATAATAGCCAACGGCACATGTTTAGGTAACTTCCCGATATGTTCAAAAAAGTCTACCCCAATCCGATCGCTGTAAATCTCATATTGGAAGCGCTTGGTATGCAGAATTTTTTTCGCAATCTCTTCCAAATACTCCGCATAAGTACTGGTCTTTACATGCCGACCATCTGCCCCTTTGATAAGCTGCCTAGTAGACCAATCCATTTTATACGTCCATGGAATCGTCTCTTTTTCCTCTTTCACTTCCTTGTCTTCTTCAAATACCGGAAACATTACCTCACCTCACCTAGCACGAGATATTGACCGTTGGTGCATCGTATCAAAGCGTACTTTGCTCCCAATTGAAGTTCTGTAAATAGCTCATCCTTAAAAAATACTAGATCATCCTCTACCTCTTTTAGGGATGTGGGGTCCTCATCTAATTTAATGACCACAGGAGCATAATTCTGTAGCGTGCCATATTCAACCTGTGTATCACTTATGCCACTTCTCGCTTGTGTAAATAATCTATTAATCGCTTGTTGCATAGGCTTTACCTACTTTCCAAGAAAAGGTCCATCATATATTCCATTCCTTTGCTTTGAGCACTACTAGACGTTACAATCCACTGTGTTTGTTTACCATTCCGCTCCAAGATATCCAAACGCCATCCTGCTCGTAGTTTAGCAACAGACGGATCAGTAAAACGGACTGTTATTTCACGGGTACGCGATACTTCAGATAATTTCTTTAATTGACTGGTAGCGATTGAAGGTAGGTTATCGTCCTTGCCAGCTTCAATGATCTTTTGCATTCGACCATACTTTTTAACAGCCGCACCGTTTTCCTTACTCACACTGCTGGCCAACTTGTCATCCTTATAGCGTTGTACCGTAACGACTGTATAAAGCTCTTCGATACTTTCGCCTATGCTACTAGCCTCTAGCGTAGCTGCTTTGAATACTGGAACAAACGGATTATTTCCCTCAGCCAGAACCTTCAACTTATCCCGCTCGTGCTGAACAAAATACCGTATCCCCGTTTTGTCGTAAGCTTCTTCCGTAAGCTGTGTATACAAAGAGGTATAGGACTGCGTACTCATTCGCTCCTTTAGCTTGCAACCAAAAGACGGGCACTCAAAAGAGATACCCGCCGCTTTTATGACCCTTCCTAATTCTTTTCCTACGTCTCCATTGATGTACGGTCTTTGTACGTCATTCTTCTGCAAATACCACGAAAGCTCATAAGCTGTAACGCTTACCTCACCCGTCTTTTCATCTCGATCCCACTCTACAACAGGTCCGTGAAAAAATTGGTCACTTACCTTCTGTTCTTTGCTAAACAGCATTAAATAACCAGCAACTCCAAGAGGTGGAGCGTTACGTATTTTTGCTTGGCATACCTGCGCAATTTGACCTCGTGATGAGGACCAAGTAATCTCCGTTACCGCAGGGGTAAGGTCAATCCTATCTGCTCCTCGACCATAGATAATCTTCATTGTCTTTCACGACCTTATTTAGGTATATTTTTGTTACGTATACGATCACGTTTAATCTGTTGAATAGCAGGACTCATGAAAGATATGTTTTTCTTTCCTTTTTTTCCGCTAGTATTAGCTCGCGCTTTTTGCTGTTTAGCAAATACCTTGGGAGGGGAAAGTAAGTCCTTGTTATTAGACCACTGTAAAAACTCATCTTTAATAAAAATAGGGAATTCAACAGAGCCGTAAAAGTCCCCGTTTATTCCCTTAAATGTCCCGTCTATCGGACCGATATAAACATTCCAAGCTAAATTTAATTCTTCGATTGTGAGAAGAACTTCCTTCCCGTAAATCCGATCTATGCCCGCTAACCATTCTCGCGGTCCTTGATAGCCTTCCACTTCAATTAAGGGTGACTCTATATCACCTGGAAGCCAAAAATCAAAGGATATAGATTTAGCCCGATAAGCAGCTAGTCTATTTTTTGAGACAAGCGAAATACTCGTCGTAGTTTCTGTATCATTCCCATACCCGATCATTTGCACTTCTGCTGGTGTTACAGGAAATGTTAACCGATACTTTCCTTGCATGCGAATCATGCTTTCCCTCCTCCCGTCTCTAAGGCATTAACAAAAGCAGTCTCAATGATGCGTTTGATTTCATTCGTAACAGAAGGGTCTTTTAATAATCGAATCATGCCCGCCACATCCTGAAGTACACCGTCTGCATGTAACGTAATAGGCAAACTAGGTACGGTTAATGCTGTTAGTTTCGGCTTTTCTTCTTCCTTCTTAGCAGCAGGCGATTGGGTCGGAACAGATAGTTTTTGAGCATAGTCTTTAACCTGACCGTCCCACCATTTTTTAATATCTGGCGAATACTTCTCAAATAACTGGGAGCCGACTTGACCTATTCCAGTACCCATAACCATCTTTTTCATAGAGGTTTCTAGGGGTTTGATAACATCACTAAAAGACTTATCCTCTGGAACAGGCATCCCGTTTTTGATGGCATAATCTTTGACTTGTCCCTTCCACCATGTCTTGATACCAGGAGAGTACTTGTCTGCCAACTGGGAAACCGTTTGGCCCATAGCTGTTTTCATAGCCATTCCCTTTAGAGGATCAACAATCGAACCGATAATTTCCTCTTTCGATCTGCTTGGTCCCGTATCAGGGGGTTCCTCCTTCCTAAACCACCACTCCTTGGCTTTATCGAATAATTCTCCACCACCCCATGCTCCGATAGCAGAACCAATTAAAGCTCCAGCTCCGCCGATAGCTGCACCTACAGCAGTCCCGATACCTGGGACAACTGATCCTACAATGGCACCTGTTACAGCACCACCTACCGCTCCTCCAAGTGCTCCGCCGCCTATTTCAGCTCCCATTCTGGCTAACGATGTGACCTTATCGCTATCTTCCGAAGCTAGAATCATGCCCACACCTGCAGCAGTTCCGATATACGGCACTTTTCTAGCGATAGAGCCACCAACACTTTTTATCCCGCCTACAGCTTTTCCACCGAAATTCTTTGCCTTATCCCACATTCCTTGTTTGGCAGGCTCAGAACCGTAAAACGCCATCCTTTTTGCATCTTCTGGTGATAGTCCCTTCGGCACAGACTTATCCCGTTTAAAAGGGGTCCAGCTTCTTTTTTTTCCTTTCCCTTTGCCCTTTTCTTTCTTATTTTTTCGTCCATCCGAATCAAAATCGAAATCTCCACTACCACCAGCAGCCCTTTTTAAAGCCTGTGCCGCCATCATTTGCATCTTAGCTGATCGTATCAACATGTAGCCGCTACCTAATAAAACACCACCTATACCTGCTAATTCTAAAACGGTACGTGTGGTATCGCTTAATCCATTAAACTTTTCAGCAACCCATCCTGCTGCCTTACTTAAACTGGTCAACGCTGGTGTAGCATCTTTAGCTAATTTTGCTCCAAAGTCCATAACTGCTTGTTTTGCATTATTTTGAGCCTGTTGGTATTCGAATAAGGGGTTGCTATCAACAGCTAACTTGTATGCTTTTTCAGCTTCATTGCTGGCTACCTTTGATTTTAGTTCCCCTGTAGAAATCTTACCTGCGACCTCTAAAAGAGGAGCAAAGTGTTTAGCTAAGTCCTCACCTGGTCCAGCCCCCAACTCATTTAATACTTGTTGCCGCATATTTTTATCTTCAATCGTTGCTACAGCCATCATCAAACGTCCCATGGCAGACTTATTATCTGCCTCATTGTCTGAATGGAGCAGTTCGTTGATTATTTCTGCTTCCGACTCTGCTTTTTTCTGTGCGTCTTCGGACTTCATTCCTCCGGTTTCAAATCCAGTTTTCAGCACGTTGGCTAAATCACCTTGGTTCGTAAACTTTAGGGATGATTCTTTTAAAGCGTCAAGCGCCTTATCGTCCGACCATACCCCTAGCTTTCCTATCTCGCCTACTAAAGTAGCTAGCTTTTCAGGTGTATCTAAAAATTTACTGGTTTGAACCGTGTACTCAACAACTGAATCTACAAACTCATCTTTAAAATCCACTAGATTATTGGACATATATTGAATGGAGTTTGCCAGTCTTTTTGAATCATCAATTTCCATACTTTTTGACATTACGCTTAGCATTTTTAGGTGCTCATCAGATGAATATTTGGTTGTAACACCTAATTTAGCCGCTTCCTCGGCGTAGGCCCCGCCTTTTTTTCCGTTTAACTGTTCACTTCTTGATTGAATCGCCATTGATTCTTGGAGATTCAGATAAGGGTTCATATTTACTATATCCTTTGATCGTTTATCAAAAGCTTTTATCTCTTCTTGGGTTTTCCCTTTGGCGGCGTAAAGTGCCCTTTCTTTAAATGCCGCTTGTAAATCGGTCATGATTCCACCTGCATTTGCCCCAATCGTAATACCTGCTGCTAATCCGGCCAGCCCCATTAATTGTTGTCTTAAATCAGAAATGCCTTGGGTTGCTTGATTGTCCAACTCTACCCTTGGTCTTGCTTTAATACTTTCTAATCGCTTTAAATCGGAACGCAGACTTTGAATCTCCCTCTCCATCCGTTGAGACTCACGTTGGAATCCCTTTCTCATTCCACCAAAGGAACGTCCGGTTCGATCCGTCTCTCGCCTCATCCGAATTAATTCGGGCGAAATCCTATCCCTCGCCTCAAATAGCGCTGTCACTTTTGCCAAGTTGCACACCTCCTGACTTATTTGTTATGGTACAATTTGGATATAAGGAGGGGTATCATGGAGTTTTGGAAGATTATACCCACGGCTTTCTATCAACTCTTTCGTCTCATCGTTTTTCTTGCGCTACGATTCGGTATGCTACTCTTTTTCTTCATCATCGCTTTCCTTTTATCATTCATTCCTATGTTACTGTTTGGATGGGAACCAGGACCTAGTATTGGTACCATGTTCGGTATCGTATTACTTGTGTACATCGGATACCGCATAAATACATAGCCCCTTCTCCCCAGCCCCCATTTGCTCGGGAGAAGGGGAGAAGCTACTTTTCTCCCTCTTCTTGTGAGTGCTCAATCATCTGACAAGCCATAATAAAAAGCTTTTGTTTATAACGATCTACTTCGTAATCAACTATTTCCGATGGGAGTCCTCTTCCATTTAAAAAAGCCTTGGCAACATGCCAAGCCTCCGCATCGGAATTAATTAGTTTTTTGCTTCTTCTACTGCATCTGATTCAGTGTTGCCGCTAGACATCTTCCGCACAGCTTCTAGGAGAGCACCGTATCCATTTGGATTGCGGTCAAACAATTTAGCAGGCAACTCAAATTTATTACCTACCCTATATGCTTTCAATAACTCAGGATCATTCCAGTTAAAATCATGTTCGGTTGACTTTACGATACGAGCATCGTTATACCGATACCAGTCGAACTTATCCCCTTTATCTGCTTCACGTTCACAAATCCGGTTTTCAGTAAGCGTCAACTCTCTTACCTTCCATACATCACCATCTATCACAACCTCTACTTCTTTACGTTGCTCAACATCAGACGCTTTGGATAAAAATTTCTCTAATTTTGACATGTTCATGTCCTCCTAGTCTTCGATATATTCAGGTAATCTATCAAGGAAATCAGGCTTCTTGTTACTACGCCCCTTTATTTCATAGGTAGCATTATCGTTACCGTCCGCCTTTGCTTCCCACAACGTTATTTCTTCAGGATTTAAGTAAATATCACTGATACGGACCCGTTCGATGTTGTCGTTTTCTTTATCCACAGATTCCCCAAGCAACTGTGGAATAATTGGTGTTTTTCCTTCTGTAATCAAGTCAGCACAAAAATACTTTAAAGCCGCATTAACCGATGAAACACGGAGAGTCACTTCAATGTGCCAAGAGTCAATGGTCTGTACAGAACCTTTTTGCAGTCGTTTTACGTCTCCGTATTCCATTTTCAAGGTGGCTTTGCCTTCTAATGTCCCATAGATTGGATCGCCGTTCTCATCGTAAATTTGGCAGTTCTTTAATTTAATATCGCTCTGGCGCATGCTATAGCACCTCCCACTCTACATCGAAAATTTCAATGGCGTCTAATGGCTTGGCAGCTAAAAGGAATCCGCGCTTATCCCCTTCACCATTCTTTTTGTCCTCGAATATCCAGCCTGTGTCAATCGCGCCTTGTGATTCACGAGCTTCGAGATAGGTCTTTACTGCTCCTACGAAAGTTGCCCCGCCAATATCGTTATTATTCAATTTAGCTTCATACTTTTTGCCTACAGAATTAATATCATTAACAATTTGGTCAATCGTCATTGAGACACGAATTTTTCCATAATCCTCACGTTCATTTGTTTTCAATGTCGTTAAGGTATTGACCGCACTTTCAATCAGGTACACATCACCATCTCGAACAGCAATCAATGTACCAGAATTAAGTGCGTTTTGGATTTCAGTGTGTCCCCAATCTTTTGCTGCTCTCTTCATAGGTACGAGCTGAGCCGTTAACGAAATATGTGCCGGAGTAGCCGCAATCATACCAGCTAGCCATGCCGCCCATTCTAGACTTCCATAGGTCTTACCGTTATTATGTGTACCAGCAATTGCACAATTGACAATCCGACGTGAGTTACTAGCGATAGATCGCTCTATGTGAGTGTCCATCCTTGTGTCTTGATCTGCTTTTCCACCAATAACAAGTGTGCTACGTTTTCGCGTAAACTTTTCTCTATCTAAAATGTACTGCTTGGCGACTGCCTGTATAGCTGGATCATCAGAGGGTAGGTAAAGTACATCAAAATTAGCACCGTCTATGGCAAGAAAGAGCGAAGTAAAATCTTTAGGCTGTAGATTCCCCATACCAGAAGTGCCACCTGTTAACGCTGTCAGAGCAACGTCTTCTACAGGTTGATCTCCTATTTTTTTCACGCGAATGTAAATAGATTGATCTGTTTTCTTTAGTAGCTCTTCCACGGTAGCAAAGGAATATTTTTCAGTCGTAATAATCCCCTTCACTTCCAGCTCTTTTTTACCTGGTTCGGCAGATGATGGACTAATCGAAATAGCAATTCTGTTGCCTGTTAATCCTGGATATCTTGATTCGATGGTAAGGGAGTCAGCTTGGGTGTATGTAGCAACTTTTTCAGTCCCATTCGTGATTCGATAGGAAATGATCGTTGCCCCGCCTTCGGCCGCTAATTCAACTGTATCCACAGAACCAAATAACTCTGAAGTTCGCTCCTCGTACCCCTTCATGGTCACTAGTTGATTGGGCGCTCCCCATTCTCCTTGATAAGGGACAAGCACCACACCACTTTTGGGTAAGATGCGTTCTTTCGCTTTCGCTTTCAGCAATACAACGACTCCTGGACGCTCGCGTTCAATGGCCATCTACTTTTCACCTCGATATCTCGCAAGTTTTTCTTTTACCTGATCTTCTGTCAAAGCTTCTGCATCAGGGACATAAAAAAGAGCACCGACTAGTTCAAAGCGTTCTGCTTTTACCTGTCCTGCGCTCTCGATCCAATCCTGCTTTAAACGTCGGATGGCTGTATCTTCTCGTTGCTCTTTTGCTTTAGCCATGATATCCCTCCACTTCGAAAGTATTTATCTTTTCAACTTTTTCTCTTGGTACAGTGAGTAAATATTCAAAGCGAAAAGTAATTTCTGTACGATCCTTTTTGCTGTTATTTACCTCCAGAGTACTTGGGTTAATATCAATCAGTAGACCATCCGTTTTCCCCCGATAACTGTACTTTTCTTTTCGGAGGATAGTTCTCAGTGGTTCGGATGAAACTGCTTTATAGTAGCCATCCTCCTTGGGGTAATGAATCACAATACCAGCGTCTGCTATGACCCGATAAGTAGTTAAACTGTTGGCCTTTTCTGTCACAGATTGCGTTTCGATAAAAGCAACAGGAGGTGTGAAAGAACCGGATAACCACTCTTCGAGATTAACAATGATGGCAAGCTCAGGGTAAGCTTGATTAACTAAATCTACTAATGTAGAAAGGTCTTTTTCCACTATCCGAGCACCTTCTTTAACTCTTTTGATAATAAGTCTTCCATTAATCCTTGGATGCCACCTTGAAAGCCTTGGAGTGTGATATCCAAATAATTTTTACCAATGAAGCTACGTGGCTTCATCCATACACCTGTCTTTGCATTTCGATCATAGATGAATTTACCTCCTTCGAAGCGTCCTGGCACGAAATGCCCCTTCTTAATCGTATACCCGTCACTTAAAAGGCTTGGAACAAAATAACTAGCTCCTAATTCAAGGGTAAAGGAATTACGATCAACGTCCATAATCCAAACGTTACCCCTTTTTCCTTTCATAAAGGCTTTCATTGATTCACCGCTATCAACAAGCCCCATCTTTTTAATTTGCTGCCGTAACATCCGTAAGAATACGGTACCGATACGTCGAATGATTTTCTTTTCAATCCTTTTAATATCTTTATCGTGCAGCATTCTAAGTCGCTTTTGTAACTGATAAAAATCCATTACTCTGCACCTCGTTTCTCCTGAAGTGCAACGACGGATAGAAAATGTTTTGTCTGCTTTGATTCCACTACGAAAAATTCCCCGTTCATGCCCAAAGAGATTGTGTCGCCTTCTCTAACGTCTTCGCCAAGGTAAAAATCAATTATCGCTTTCTTAGACCACTGAACTGCTTCCTTATCTGATTCTTTATATCCACGTTCAATATCGATGATGCAGCAAGATACCTCTCTTGGTGGCATTGCCGTTGCCATAACAAGGTTTCGATCACCCTTGTTTTTTTTCATCCTTATAACAGCGACCTTATCACCCATTTCGTGTTGTTCCTCACAAGTTAGCTCTAAACGATCTCTTTTTTGAAAATGCTCTCCAATTGACTGGATGTCATAGATTTTGTTTCGATATATCACTCTCATAGTAGACTTGATGTCAGGACGAAATCTAACGGTAAAGAGGTGTGTCGCACTTTGATTAATATCAGGTCTCTCTATTTTTTCTTTGGCAAAAAGGGGGCGAATTGCTGACCACAACGTTATAACATTCTCCCACAATCCCAGATGATTCATAGTTTGAATGGTTATCCTATGCCTTAAATCACTGCTTTTCATTGATTTCACCAGCATCTATAGTTTGTAACTCTTCTAAAGCCTTTTTCTTGCCCCGTACTTTTTTCCCGTTAGGAAGTTCGTAGTACCCACTATCTAACTTTTTTAGACGATCAAGCAATTCGTTATCTTCTTCATCAGAAACAATTTCCTCGCCTATAAAACCAAGCTCTTGTAAGTAGATAGCACGTTCATCATTGTTTGAAGAATATATGTCACCTTCCCGATAATGCTTATAGTCATGAAATCTTTCGAGAAATTCTTTTGTCACAGGATATGTTTTCAAGTTTTTTTCACCTCACTTATAAGCTTTCAACTGTAAAATAATACTTTCAAACGCAAAATTAAGGCGATCTATCTTCTGGGCTGGGTCCCTATTCTCGAAATGAAGAGTAACATATAACATGACTGCTAGATCATAAAGTTTGGATGAAGTTTCTTTTGATTGTTCAGGTACACCAGCATTGGTCAGATATTCTCTGGCAGCTTCCATCAAAAGAGCGAGGACACCGTCATCCTCGCTTCCATCGATACGCAAATATGTTTTCAAATCTTCTAGTGTTGGCATGTTTTACGCCCCCAATTAAGGAGTAGCAACTACTTTAGCAATTCGGAAAGCTGATTTAAGTTTAATTTGATGGTCGATCCATGCCGTCAAAACGAATAGCTCCACTCCAGTTTTAACATCTTTATCGCGATCATATAGTGCGTTTAGATCATAGTTGAAATGCGAATAATTGAAGTCTCCTACGACCGGATCAACCGCAGAATCACAGAATTCTACTGGTTTTCCTAATACCTGCTCCGGTTGAGCTGTGTATAGTGTCGCATTGCCGTTTGCTAATACCTCAATGATGTCTGAATAATCTTGGAAACGCATATATATAACTGCATTTTCACGGTAATCCTCATGAAGATCAGCAATAGCAGCTTTAATTGCTTTATATTTGGTTTCGGCAGTAACTTCTTTTATTTCAGCTCCATAGAAAGACATGTGCTCTTCTCCAGCTTTAGGTTTAACGGCAAAAGCAACTTTCTTCTCCTTAGCAGCAACACCTGACTGGAGAGCATTTTCGACATATGACACTAGATTGGCATCAGTTCCATTAAGAACCGTTTCAGAAACACCAGCGAACACTTTAAATTTATGACGACCAAAAGTAACAACATCGCCAGTTGCTTTCAATTCTTTTGCTGTTTCTGTATCTGCGATGAAATCGTCATCATCCAGAGTGAAATTCAATTTTGGTATTTCAAGATTAGTGATTTGTGTAACCGCTGAACGATTTCTCAATGGATTCTTTACGGTAGGTTCTACAAGAATATCATTAGATACCGTTTTAGGAAGAAACTTGTTGCCGCCAGTTGTATTATTGTCACCAAGAACTTGTAGCACATCTGCTGATACTGCTTGTTTACGCATCGTAGCACGAATCAATTCTGCCTTAGCGCTGATCTTTTGTTGAGCTGGATCAGTAATCCCTTTCATGCCTTGTCCTGCCTCGAATTTAGCTTTTTGCTCAGCTTCCATTGAATCGTGTTGCTCTTTCACAACATCAAAACGCATTTTTAGATCATTTTTAGTCTGTTGCAATTTTTGGATATCCTCAATGGATGCACTAGGATCAATAGCCTTTGTAGCTAATTCACTTTCTGTTTTTTGAAGTTGCTGCCCAATAGTTACAAGATTTTGCTTTAGCTCGAATAGTGTTTTCATTAATACATTCCCCCTAAAATAGTTTCGATGTATGCTACGCCAGCTTTTGCTTCGGCAGCAATTTTCTCGCGCCTTTTCATGTCCATCGAAGAAGATTTGTTCATTTTTTGATTCAATAGTTGAGAAGGAATTCCGTCATAGCCTTTCAACATCTCAAAATCTGCACATGCAATTGCATCCTTCTCCTCGTTTAAAACAGTGACATTGAAAAGCTCTGCTGCTTGGTCCGCGTCCAACCAGTTGTCTTTTCCGTCAAGTAATTCGTTTAACTTTTCATCTGTTAATAGTGCAGTTCCTTGTGATAGATAGGCTGGTCTACATGTTTTCAGTTCAGTTTTATCTAACCAGTCGGCTTGTTCTCGGCACTCCACAGCATTGGCACCCCACAAACTTATCATGGGTTTGTGAATCATTAAGAACGTATTCTTGTACATATAAATATTGTCAGCCTTCATGATCAGGAAAGATGCAGCGCTTGCCGCAATACCATCTACATAAGCATTAATGGTTAAATTCGACTTTTTCCGTTCAAGTTGATTAATCATTGCGATTGTCGTAAACACAGAACCGCCTGGAGAATTGACATACATGTTCAGCGTTTTCACTGAATTGGATAGATCATTTAAAGCCTGCGTAAACTCTTTGATTGTAACGTCCGTTTCATTCCATTTGTATCCGCTAATGATGGCACCATAAATAAAAAGATCGGCTGACTTGTCATCTTTTGCCGATCGTAAATCCCAAAACTTATTCGGTTTTGTCACTTGTCTTCACCCCCTTCCTTAACCCTGGTTCCAAATCAATCGGATACATATCTCCGCTAATCCAAAGTTGATCAGCTGCACCATGTTTAGGCGGCATATCCTCCAACCTCCTTATTTCATCCGGTGTTGATACTCCACCTCTGAGTAATACCTGATAAAGTTGAGTTCTCGCTGATGTATCACCACGTAGCAATCCCCCCAGGTTAAATTTGAAGTAATATCCTTGTTTTCTTTCATCTGCTATAAGAAGCTTCCTGTTAAACTCCTGCTCATATTGTCGAACAATGGGAGTCAAAGTCATCTGCACAAACTGAATCATCATTTGCTCATTGGAAGAATAACTTTGCCCCTCTGTGTCATTGAGGAAGGATACAGGCACATTAAAAACGTTAGCGACTCTGGAACGAGTAATTCGTTCAGAAGCTAACGTGTCAGAAGCAAAATATTTACGGTCGATATTCTCAACCTTAACTCCTGGTTCTTGAAAGAGTATTCCACCATTCTCTTGATAAAACCGTTTGAAATCGTCAATAATTCGTTGCCGCTTATCCTTATCAACATTAGCTGCATACTCTAATATAAAGCTATCTTTCTTCTGCATTTCCGATAGACTGAATTCCTGGACAGCTTTGTCATATTTCAAGGTGTTACTCAGGACTTTTAAAGGGCTAATCCCTTCCCAACGTGATACTCCTGTAATGTGTTTAACGTGGATCATATTCATGCTGTGAATGTAATGCGTCCTGTCTTCTGCTCTAATCTGATACCACAAATTACCGTCATCTTTGTTAATAAAAGGAGTCACGTATACTGAATCAATAGGGGTAATAGACTCTACCCTCATTCGAATATCCCTACCGATAATAGCGTATCCGTTGCCAGTCTCATTTCTTGAAACTTCCAATTTGTTAATTAGATCAAATCCAGACATATTTGGATTCGGATTGTTGATGAGTATATCTGCTATATCATTTGTTTCTGTATCGAAATCTTTATATAACTTTAATGGTAAGGAAGAAAAAGTGTTCGCTAAACGAGAAATAACGCTGAATATTGTTTCGTTTGTAGCTAATTCCGAGTTATCAATACCCCAAAAGCTACGACCAAACCAAGAAGTAAAATCAAACGTCGAACCTTTCCATCCCGCTACCGCTCCTTTCATCGAAGCGATTAGTCTACTTGCCCATTTCAATTTCTCACCACCTTACATTTATCCCAAAAGATCACTTACAGTTACCACCTCAACGTTTCCATCACCCTGAGGTTGAACAAATTTTTTCATTACCTCTGTATGGGCATTTAAAAAAGCCGCAAAACCGTCAATCTTACGGTAGCGACCTTGTTTTGTGGGTAGTTTATTTCTATTTCGATCTTCTACCATCTTCACATTGTTAATGTACCAACGGAATAGGCGATTGTTATTAAAAATTACATTTCCATCGATGAAACGTTCCTTCACGTCATCCACAGCAGGACCTAGCGTTAAATGGCCTTGCCTTACAACTTCAGTAAGAAAACCATAGGCATTCAATGATTCAACCAGCCCAAAAGCCTTCGCAGGATCGTATGTTATTTTTTCTATAATGAACGTCTTAGATTGTTCAACGAACCAGTCGTATATTAGTTCTTTACGGATGTATTCATCTTTTACGATAGTGAGCAGACCTAACCCCTCATACTCTCGATATGGTATCTTCTCATTCTCTAGGAGTACCTTTTTATAAGGTACCCATGAATGAGAAATGACGAATACCTCGCCAGTCTCAATGATCGGGAACTCAAGGCAAGCGCTTGTAAAATCTTCTGAATCGGACAAGTCAAATCCACCAATACAAGGTACATGTAAGAAATCATTTGGGTCTCTCTCTTTATTGTTCTTTTTCAAGGTTGCAAAATCCAAAAATGGCTCATCTGCATTATCTACAAAGACATTGAATTGTTTTGTTATAAAATCTGATCTCTCTTGTGGTGTTTTCTTGTCCTTTTCCCAATCTTCCCGCAAGGTAGGTAGATGAAGTGATACCCCCATACTAGGATTGGCCTTGATCCATAACTCTGGCTTTTCAAATTCATCTTCAGAGTCCAATTCAGCCATGAAATAAAAAGTTCTTTCGTCTGCGTTAGCCCCTTCAAGTACGTCTATTGCCTGTTCATAATAATTAACCAACGGTCCATCCAACTGATAGCCCGCTGTAGTGATGTACAAGATTAATGGTTGTTTTCGAGCACCACGAGATTTTTTTATAACGTTGATAAGCTTGTAATCTTTAAACTCGTGAATTTCATCAAATACTCCTAGATGCGTGTTCAAACCATCCAGTTTCTTACTATCGCTTGCACGCGCCTCAATTTTTGATTTTGTTTTGTTATAACGGATGGAATCACGTAACGCATCAAATTTTTTTCTTAAAATTGGTGATGCTTCGACCATCGCTTTTGATTCGTCAAAAAGAAGCTTCGCCTGATCCTTAGCATTAGAAAGCAAATAAATTCTTGCTCCAGACTCCCCATCTTGTGAAACCGAATAGTTAGATACACCGGAAATCATCGTAGTTTTACCATTTTTCCGACCAATAAAGATAAGTCCTTCTCGAAAACGCCTAATTCCTGTGTCCTTATGAACCCATCCATATAAAGAACCAATGCAGAAATGCTGCCAGGGCTGGAAGACTAATTGGTCAAAATCACCCTGTGAGGGTTTACAAAACTTTTCAATGAATCTGATTGGTCTGTGTGCTTTCTCTTCATCGAAAACCCAAGGAAAGTATTTTGTTCCCTGCCTTTTTAAATCATATAGGTGTCTTTTTGCAGCTAAAATAACCTTTTTGCTCGCAATTATTTGCCTGTTCATGACTTTATTTGCATATTCCGTGGTCAATATATGGGTAGAAGGAGCCAACAAAATATGGCCTTCCTCAATCTGTTTTTCCTTCCATGTAGCGTACCAGTCTTCAAACTCAATAGCATTAGAAGTCGTTAAGTTCGTCATCATCGTCATCACCCGTCACCTTTTTTCGCTGAGCAGGCGTTAATCCAAGAGATTTTAATAAATTGTTGAGTGTCTGGACTGTCTTAGTCAATTCGATTGAAAGGGGGTTTTTGACCATGTTAGTCGCCCCAGCCTTGTTCGTGTACTCATACATCAATGGCGACTTTTTAATTTCCTGCTTCAGCCTACGATAAAACTGGTGGGTTTCGATGTACAAACTAATGATTTCTTCGTCCGATTCTGTATATAAATCACCAAGATATTCCCGTAACAATTTCGCTGTTGGTGTAGCCATATCAAGGTTACCCCCCTTTCATGAAAAATTTACCCGCGATAAAAACGAAGGTCCCCCTCCGGTATGTAGGTTATGTCTAGCTGATTTTAGAGGTAGGGGGGCTATATTACTTCTTCATTTGTCATTGATTTGACCACACGTATCGTTTTTTTCTTACTTTTTCTCTTCTTCCCACTTCCCTTTTCAGGATGCTCCTTGTTGTGACAGGATGGACAAATGCTTTCTAAGTTATTAGGATCTAGTGCCATCTCAGGTGCTTCTTCCAAACTCACAATATGGTGAACAGTATTAGCAAATGTGAGTTTCATTTTCTTTAAGCACGGCTGGCAAAGATGGTTATCTCTGATTAATACAAAAGCTCGACACTTCCTCCAAGCTACACTATTATAAAATGGTTTGGTTTGTTTCACTTGCTTAACCTCAAGTTCTTTTAATATCAGTCATTTTGGATCTCCTGAAATCCAGAAAAACGTTTGATGGATTTTTCTTAGACAAGACGATTGTCAAAGATTCAGATAAAAATAATAGGTACTTCAATTGAAGTACCTATTATCTACTGCAAATTATTTTGCGTACCTAGAGAGCGCATATTTAAAAATATTTTCTACATCTTCTTTTTCAAGTTTAAAAAGGGTGTCATCTCCCAAATGATTATCTCTATAAACCCAATGAGGTTCTTCTCCACCCCTTAAAAACAGTTGTTTAATTGGAGGTTTAGTACTTCTTACATTACCTTTTTCAGAGGAGTAAGAAATATCAACCGAACCTAAAGCCCCTATTTTTATTTCTGAATTGCCATGTAAAATTATTTCTATTTGACCGACTTCAAAATATAATACATTTCCTTCTTGATTAAAACTCGCGTTCTCTTCACCGACTACTTCTTTGATTCGTTGAAATACGGACTTAAAATCATCGCATAATTCAGGGAACAGTATAGAAAAAGCCTGTTCTTTTCTTTTAATTTCTTCCGCTTTTTGTGCATCTCTTTGTGTCTCTTCTTCAATTCGTTCTTTTAAACCATTAATCCAATCCATGATAAGCCCCATTTCTATTTTGAATTTTTAAACACAATCTTATTTTACCAATTTATTGTTAATACTCAAACTATTGGATTTATAAGTTCTTATAGATTCAACCTACGGTACACATCATCTATAGCATCCTGAGTGATACCGATGTAATCTAACGTTATTCTTGGATCAGAATGATTAAATATCCTCTGCAATACCTCTATAGATACTCCTTCTTGATAAGCGTGGTATCCAAACGTTTTTCTAAGCGAATGGGTACCAACATTATCAGTAATTCCAATCCGCTTTGCCACCGTATTAAGGATTATCCATGCTCGTTGTCTGGTTATCGGTCTATACGTTCCATCTCTTGCCCGCTTCTGGCTGACAAAAAGTGGTCTGTTCTTGTCTCCATCATAATCCGAAAGATAATCCTCAATCACTTTCCTAATTTGTTCAGAAAAAGGAAACCTCCTTTTCTTCTTCTTAGTCTTCTTCTCTCTCAATTCATAGAATTTAACTGCTCTACCCTTCTTGTCGATTACATCACATACACGCATATTCAAAATGTCGCTAATTCGCAAACCACTATTGATACCTAGGACGAAAAGAAGCAGATCCCGTTTATTCCGATGTCCAAGTAAAATTTTTATTGTATTAATCTGTTCTCTGTCTCTAATGGGCTGTACGGTTTCCACTTCTTTTCCTCCCCTCAATATGTCACTTTTTTAGACTGATTTTGGGAACCGCAGAAAATGCCTTTCAAGCCTTGGTGTTATTAATCAGAATCAAAATATTACACAATATAGTTGAGTCAATTTTTTATCTCTTACTTATAGGTGGCTTTTGGGGGACAAAAGAAAAACCTATCCTTTGTTTTTGGATAGGTGATAGACTTCTTTTTTTAGATTTAGTTCTTTTGATATCTTTTTTTGTGCTCTTTGAATATGTGTTTTTACACTATAGCGTGATACCTCTATCAACTCGGCTATTGCATACTGAGTCAATCCTTGCCCATGTGCCATTATATAACATTCTTTTTCTCTATCCGTAAGGCAAGACAATGCTTTTTCGATATCCTCTCTTTGGCTATCTGTTATATTCGCTGGGCTACCTGCATTTGTTCGATTAATATGAGATTGTAGTGTTAAAGGGTCCATTAGCACTTCCCGTTGATAAGCAGCTCTTCGTTCTATTCCTCGTTTCATTCCTGGGCGCTTACCTGTTTTAATCCATTCGATAATAAAATCAACACTGCTAATCATCTCGCCAAGCAATTCTATATCACTAGCCTTTAATTCATCTTTTGATGTATTTTCTTTTTTTAGTAGTCTTCTTTTAGTTTCTAATTGCATTTTTGTATATTCATATTCTCTTAAAAGGTCCTCCATACATCAGCGCCTCCTTGGTAGATTGAATTATTTTCGATTTGATTTATCTCTTAAAAACTGAGTGCGAGTGGTGTCTCCCATCAGGCGCTTTAACTCTTTCATGGATAGCTGCTCTTTCTTTGTGTTTTTTGGTTTACAAGGCTTGGTTGTCATACCTATTCCTCCTTAGGCAAAATAAAAAGAGGACACTAAGACAAACCACATGTAGTGGAATATCCTAGTGCCCTCCGCTTCTCGGTCAGGCTAATTTATCTGTATCTCTTTCTCGTTATTTTTTCTGAGTCTAACACTTTATCGTTTTGAGTAACGATTGTGAGCTTTTGAAACGGCTCTAGTTTTAAGTCGTCGATTATACTACCATCCTCTACAATTATAATCCGTACCCCTTTTTCTACTGGTACTTGTAAATCAACTGTGCTCATATTTCGCTCCCCCTCACCATCTGCTCATGGTATAATAGTTTTAGCGAACACATGTTGCTCCTGATGAAGGGGCTTTTTTTATTTATTCCAACTCGTACTCTTTAATAAGTCCTTTTAGATTGGCTATGCCTTCCCAGTAATCATCCTGAGTTTGATTAGAAACCTGCCAACTGGAAAGTCGTGGATTCAACGAGGCATAAACTATCTGGATCGCAAGATCATCATCGTCTACGACTTCTCCTTCGATTGCTTCCCGCACCTCATCAGTAACCAGAACCTTTACGCGGAGTGTCATTTCAACTTCAATCTCTCTGCTCATTGGCTTCCTCCCGAAGTTCAAGATTTACTTTTTGTAAAAACTCCGTTGAAAATGATCCGCTAAAGCCTTCCAAGAAGATCGAACAATAATCATGACCTTTGCTCCTAAAAGCATCAGTCTTGCAAGTCCAAATTTTACCGTAATTATTTGGATTCTGAGCTTCTATGCAAGTGTGCATAACCACTAGATCACCTTTTTTTAACGTAGATAATGGATTTTCAATAGACATGATTTCCCTCCCATTTATAGTGTGTTCTGTTAATACCCTAATCTTCGTGGTAAGAGTACGACTCTTGCACCATCTCGAAATCTTCTGTCGGTAACACATCTTTAGCTACCTGGCACCAGTACCCTAAATCTTGAACAGCTTCTACCAACTCATTGATCGCCTGTTCTTCCTCAATCACTTTCCCATCTAAAAACCATTTACCACATTCGTTTCTTTCCAGCATGTGACCGTTCTTTTTATGCAAGCAAACTTTTAATGTCTTGAATTTTTTAGCCATTCCGCATCCTCCCTTATCACAAGTAATGGTTTGTTAAATAGCCACTAGTTCATAATCAAGGTTAACGTGTTTTTCGTTGCCTTCTCCAAACCATTCAGAGAATTGATCGTGATAAGTTTTACGAATCGCTTCTATCGCACTTTCTCCGTTTTTACCTTTGACAGTGGTTAGCTTTTCCCAATCGTCGTTTCGCTGAATATATATCACATATTCTTTTTCATTTATTTCAGCTTCTTCCCTTGCTTTTTCTATTACCTTTGCCGCATCAAACAGTGGCTGAACAACTGTTTGTAGTTCCGCATAATCTGCCTTGGTCATTCGAGCCGATTTTAACCCTACAGCCCACCATGATAATTTATCTCTTACGCCAACAATAAGATCTTGCATTTCTTTTTCGTTCATTTTGCTTCCTCCTTTCTCAACTGCGTAACCTGAGATACATACTTCTCGAAATTCTTCTCTATCCGTTCCTTAGCAATCTGAATCGACTTTTTATATCGGTCATGACAAGCAATTTGAATTCCTGCTGCAACATCCGATACAACCCACCAACCATGATAGTGAGCGATAAAGAACTCATATCCACGGTATTGAAATGCTTGTTCAGCAATAATATTTTCCCATTCTAGTTTGCCGTCTTGGATAACCCTTATTTTGTACTCCTTAGGATTTTTCAGCTTCCTGATCGGTTGTTCCTTTGATTTTCTGATCCTGCGTTTTCCACGTTTACGCTTTGGGATACTTTCGTGATTGAGTTCAAAATACTGGCGGTATTGTTCCATGTGAATGCCTGTCCACTTTTGTAGCTCTGCGATAGTTTTATCGTAGTGCTTCCTATGCTCTTCTCCAAGATTCATATTGCTCCAGTTGTCGATTTGGTCGTACCACCACGGCTGAAACTCCGTAGTGTATTTCTTATAGATATAGTCGTCAATCGTTTTATCAACGCATCGGAAGTGGACTGGTTTTAACTTAGTAAAATCACCACTGTTAATCTGACGAGCAACTATTTTTAAAATCTTTTTACGTTGTCGGCTCTTCATTCCGCATCCTCCCTTATCACAAGTAATGGTTTCAACTATTACTCCCATTCATAAAGTGGATCATAAGCGTAGGCAAAAGTTCCATCCTCGGAATAACTGATAATTGTTACAGAAATTGGAACATATGAAATTGCCAAGTAATTCTCAATAAAATCCATTGCCATATCTTTCGTTGGAACTAGATGATTAAAAGTTAAGTTTGTATCTTCTTCTCCTTTCGTGAAATTGTAAAATGTATCTTCCTGATGCTCGAAACCAATCGCCCACATTACAGGTCTTTTTCTCATAATCAATACCTCCCATTTATCGTGTTATATATTTAGTTCTCATCTGGCGAGCAATCTGGGCAGCATTCATGGTCTTCGCATGTGCATGCACTTAATGGTCCCTTCTCCGTGAGCTTTTCGTGTTTTGTAAACTTGATCCCATAGTCAGAGTGCTTGACGCAAATCTCTATATCGCTGGTTTCTGTACTGGATACAGCATGATACCCGTAATCACGGTAATATCCGTTATTCCAGTCCATTGACTCAACTTCCAATACCGTTCCTTTTTCAACAGTGAAGGTATCACTCTCGGCATCCACAAACTCCATGTCTCGCAATAGAACGAGACTGTCACCGATCTGCAATGGTAGATGAACAAAACTTGACATTCGAATCCTCCTTTTTAAAATTACCGTAGTGTTAAGCAACCACTTTCATAGCAACTTTGCATATGGCTTTTTGAGCAGTTTTTGCAAATACTTCAATCTTCGGACCAATCGGGCTATCGTCAAAGATAGCCAAATACTTCATATCTTTTGGTGGATTGCCAGCTTGAGGTATCAATTCAATACATAGCTTATCCATCACTTGAAAGGCAGCAGCTATGTTTTCGAGTGGGTTCCAAAGACTAGAATTAAACAAATTACCATTATCGCCAAACCAAAAGTCTGTTTCTTGATACCGTTTCCACCCCATTACCTTAGTTGCCAGTGTTACAATGATCTGTTGTTCGGTCATTGTGATTCCTCCTAACTAGCTTGCTAATGCTCCTATCTTCCAAAGTCGTTCACGAACTTCTGGCCATTTATGGGCTGTAGGACCTTCTCCATTCCTATCATTGCAGAACCACTTAGTAAGTGAAGACTTACCATGTACAACATAATCTCTCAATCCTTTTACCCAACTACTTTCTGTAGATGACATTGGTAGGCAACGAGAATATAACGACAATTCAACCGGGTTATCAAATATTTTGTTTATCCCCCATGCGTTGCTTTCCAGTTCTTGCAGCCCCAATCTACCTGTTTCCTTTAGGTATAATTTGAATTTGCGAGACAGCCAGTTAATCGAAAACAAATACGACAATATTTCATTCGCTTTCTCCACTCGGTATTCTTTGCCAGCCTTCTTTGCTACCAAATTCCACTTTTCAATCTGTTCTGCAGGAGGAGTCTGTCTTGCTTTTGGGTTATGGTGACCTGACGGTTTGATCAGTTTCCGTACCTTATTTTCAACTTTGTCTAAGTCGAACAATTCAAAGCAAGCGATATTACTAAATTCAAATCGGTTTAATATTACCCACCACATATTGTTTAAGTTGTGGTAGACCAATCCTCTTTGAAGCCGTCCCTTGCGATCTCGAAAGTATTTAACCTCTCCGTCCCTAAGTCTTTTTCCATCTTTGTCTGTAGCGTTGTAATTTGGTTGTTTATCAGCCTTGCCTTCCTCATAGTGCCAACAACTCTTAATCCGATGATTAACCTTTTCCGAAGCTGTTTTAAATACCGGATCGCTATTGTCTGTATATCCCTCGCTAAGCAAAAACTTTTTTATGTGACTCAACTCAACCAGAAATCTGCACCGAATCAAGTAAGGCATTAGGGACAACTTTTGAGAATCATACTGCCCCCCATTCCGATTGATGGTGTTAACCTCCTGATAGAATTCCAATTGAAATCCTGTTGGATACTTGTGTGACTTGAATCTTAATTCATCTTTTTTACCTTCAAAATAATCTACTGAAATCTCCGGGTATCTCATCAACACACCTTGATCTACTTGAATTTCCCATCCCCTAGACCTCATCATTTCAAAAAGCCTCTCGTATGTTGGATGTGATATTTCAGCTTTCGTCCTTACTCCCAAAAACGTTTCACCGGAAGCAACGGTATCGCGGAAATTTTTTTCACTGGACATTCTACATCCCCCGTTTAATCATTTTTGTAATCCGACTGTCTATATTTTTTTGTCCCAAATGATAGAGATATGCTCTATTAATCAATCACAATAGTGAACCATACTTATCTATCGCTTTATATGAATGTTGAGATTCTACTTCCCTGAAAATAACTAGAGCATTAGGAAAAGGGGCTCCTGATTCGCTGCCACCGAATTTCAGACGTCCTTTAATTAATCGAATTTCACCTTTCATGCAGTAGTCGTGCCACCATCTAGTATCTGTTCTTGCTGGAATTAAACACACTACCGTTGCCCCATTAAGAGAAGATTCATAAGCTTTCTTTATCCACTTACCTATCTGTCTTCCATAAGGGGGGTTCATCCAACAAATGCCCGTCCATTCTTGCTGTAGACCATCCTCATCAGGGGAGAAATATCTTTCGCATTTTGTGTTTTCTGGCAGAGCGCAAACATCTAATTGAAAGCCAAACTCTTGATTTAACTGGTTGAAGAAGTCTTGCGGCGTCTCCCATAAATCTGTACTTGAAGTAAACATTCCTTCGTTTATAGCCATTTCCCATTCTCCATAACTATTTTGTTAAATGATTATTTTGTGATTTTTTTTTGGCCTGTTCCTTGACCATCCGTGGCTGTTGTTTAAGCAAGCTGTATGCATGGGTGGCAACTTGCTTGATCCACTCAGCATTGATTGTTACCTCTTCATCAGACATATCCATGATACGTTCAAGTCTTTGTACTACCTCTCCACGTTTCAAATAAACTTGCCTCCCTACACAATGTGTTAAGTTTTTTTGTTCCAGCTCTTCGCACTACAATGGCAACAAGGAGTGATATATCATGCAAAAATCGTTTTTTCATATCGTGCCGTGTAGCCGATCTGCTGGATTGATTAGAAAGTTTCGACGACACGGCATCCCTTTTGAGATTGAAGCTATCCGAAACAGCCATAACGTTCTGTTTGTTTTTCCTGATCTGCCGGTGAAACAGTATCATGTCGTGCATTTGGTGTTTGGAAGGACTGGTGAAGCTTATCCCCTGTCTGGAGAATAATTCTTGCTCTCCGCCCACTCTCGCAACGCCTGAGCCTCGTCAATATCTATCCATGTAAAGCCGTAGTTCATTCGGTTTCCATCTCCTCACGAATGACTTGTTTCTGCCACTCCAGTTGCTTTTTGTTCAACACTTCTTTAACCGATTGATTGTCTTGTGTATTCATTAAGGCTCACTCCTCTAAATGGTTTAAAGCTCCAAAAATTTTCCGTACTCCTTTAAAAAAGCCAATTCAACTGTGCCAGTTGGACCGTTTCTTTGTTTGGCTATAATGACTTCCACGATGTTTTTGTTTTCTGTTCCCTTGTCGTAATAGTCATCTCGATACAAAAGCATTACCTTGTCCGCATCCTGCTCGATGGAGCCTGATTCCCTCAAATCGGATAGCATCGGTCGCTTGTCTTGTCTGTGTTCTACAGATCTACTAAGCTGTGATAAAGCTACGACATCAGCTTTTAGTTCGCGTGCCATAATCTTTAGTTCTCGCGACATTCCGCTCACTTCTTCGACCCTATTTGATGCCTTTCTATGCCATTTCAACAATTGCAGGTAATCAAGCATTATTATCATCGGTTTATCTGGATTATCCCTACGTAATTTACGGCAAGAAGCCATCATATCGGGGATTGTGCAATTCGGCTCGTCGAATATTTCGAACGGTAACCGATCAATGTATGATAAAGCGTCCATGTACTTGATACGTTCTTCATCAGACAAGTGACGTTTGGGATCGCGGAGCTTCCAAGACTCAATGTTAGCTATCTCACATGCCATTCTTTTGAGTAAACTTTCAGCATCCATTTCGAGAGAGAAAAATGGAACGATTGCGCCTGATCCACTTGCCTTTCTACCAACGTTTAGGGCAAAAGCTGTTTTCCCTACACTTGGTCTAGCAGCAAGGATAATAAGATCGCCCCCCTTGCGATTAAAACCGTTTGTTACCGCGTTAATGTCTTTGTACCCGTAAGATATCCCTTTTTCAGCATCTTCGTGTAAACAATCCCCCATATCCATGAGTAGTTTTCGTTTATTGACTGCACCGAAAGTACCAGATTGTTCAAGGCTCGAAAGACCTTGTATAGCTTCCGAGATTATTTCTACATCTCCACCATTACTGGCAAGCAAAGATAGATTTGATCCAATCTCCTTAGCTTGTCTGATCTTCCATGCATCCCTTACGATCCGAACGTAATGAGATAGATTGTGTATGGTAGGGACGCTAGACTGAATATCCGTCAAATAAGCTGGTCCACCAAATGACGTAATTTGGTCGTATAGCTCTTTAGTTAGGGTAACGATGTCGATCGCACTCCCCTTGGCTTCTAGCGAGAGCATCCCCTTAAAAATAATTTGGTGTTGGGAATGAAAAAATTGATCCGGTGTCAGTCCGACTTCCTTGATTAAACGACCGTCAATTAAAATACAACCCAGCACACTTTGTTCCGCTTCTAATCCCACGCTTTCAACAACTCCTTGTCGAACTTTTCGTAGGCAGGATTTTTATGCCTTTGATCTCCGTCAACTGTAGAAGGCATACGGACCACCTTTTGTTTCATCTTTCCTTCTAGCTGGTCATACTTTTCTCGTAACTTGGCTGCTGAAAGGATATTTTTCTGCCAAAAAGTATCATCTGTAGCCCATTGGATAACTAGCTGGATATCCTTCTTGTCACGCTTATCCAATTCCATAAGCTTACGCATATCATCCGCCCAACTCATCAAGCCCTCAGGTGATTCGTTTGGAACCTTTGCATTAGGTTTCCATCGAAGAATACGATCCCGTAAATATTTAGCTAAAATATAAGCATCTGATTCCTCGTCATAAATGCGGTTGCGTTTAGGACTAGAATCTTTTAAGTTCTTTACATTCTTTCCTTTCTTGTTTGTGTTCACTTGTTGTTTATCTGTTGTGCATTTGTTGTTCACTTGCTGGTCATTTTGTTGTTCACTTGTCGGTTGGTCTTGTTGGTAAATCGCCCAATTAGCAACGGTTACAACGCTGAATTTGTTGGTCGATTTGATGATTAAAAATTGAGCTTTTTCAAGACCTTTTATCCATCTCCATAGAGTTTCAGGGGGTATTTGTTGTTCACTAGAAAGTCCTGAATTATATATCTCTGCCAACCTAAATCTACCTGTCACAAATTGCCCTGGTTCCAACTCTACGACCTGCTTCCCTACGATCTGCTCTCTGGCTTTATAGCTTGCTTCGGTTAGACATATAAGCCATAACCTAAGAAGTTGAGAATCGTTAAAGATGGCACTTTCTCTGATCTTACGATGCAACTTTATCCAACCTTCACTGGACAAGTAGCGCACCTCCTTTATGACACTCTCCGGTCCCTAACGACCTCTAAAAACGACACAGGCATGTCCCATTCTCGCTTGTGTTTATCTAGGCATTTTAAGGAAACCCATTGCTCCTTTTGCTTGATGAAAGAGTTCACAACTTGCCAACGCATACCACGTAATTGATATATTTGGTCAAGCAGTTCAGTTCACTCCTCTTGATTTTTTATGGTTACTCCGCTACGCTAGGTATAACGAATCCAAGCAAGCGTTTCACCCAAAGACTCCGTTGGCGCGGGGTCTTATTTATTGTCTGGTACATGATTTAAAATCGTTAATTCACTGTAAGTGGCAACGTGCCCGCACGGATTGCTCCACACATCACATACATACCACTCGCCATCCTCATGAAAGCTATGAGGATGTGGTTCCCCCATTGGTTCCCCACAATCAGGGCAATTCCAAACTACTAATACTGATCTAATCCAAGGGTAAGGTCCACATCTGCCCCAATTCGAGCGATCAACAATCCTTACTCGTTTAACCTCCATCGGCTTCACTCTCCTTTAATTCTGCTAAAACCTTCTTGCCAGCAATCTGAATTGGTTTCCACTTAGGAAAATTCCGTTTCATATAGGCAATAACAAATCGCTCAGCAGTTTTTTGCTTCTTGATCGACCAGTATAATTCAGGTACCGGAAACCAATGTTTTATAGGCTTTTTATCCGTAGAATCACCCCTTTTCTAAGGTCGCCATCGCCCCAACCTCTACGACAGCCGTACAGCTCCTGTGACTGCGCCTGTTGACCTTTCTTTGTATGCTTTGATCGGACGGAATGGCGCGGCAGTGCAGACACCGCGCTCTTAGGCAACGACAACGCAATGGGAAAAGCTTTTGCAAAGTTATCGGCTGAAGTAGCAATCTTCGCTACAATAGAGTGTTTTAGTACTGTATTGTAGCGAAGGATTTGTTTGTCCTTTTGTCGAAGTCATCTGTCAGAAGAACGTGAACTTTGGCGAGTGGCGTTCTTTAATTTACTATCAAAGGAGTAGAAAAGATGGAAGAAATCAATCAGACACCAAATTTCATTAAGAATCGAATTGATTTAAAGATCCAAACTCTTACTTTATTTAATAGTGCAATTGAAACGATGAAGTCTGAAGGCATTGCAGGGATTTCGCTTGGATCAGATACAAATGTCTTGATAATAACTAACTTCGGAATTGTTTCTGGAGACATTAAACAAATTAGAGTTCAAGAAAATTCCGATGAAAGTGAAAAACCTGGTCAAATTGTTTTTAAAATGTTAATTGAAACATTAGTAAAATCTAGAAATACATTTTTGTCTAAAGAAGAAGATTTGATTGGACATGAGAACGTAAGGGCAATCAATGACTCTTCATTTGTAATCTTAGAGAATGTCACCGTCACTCCATTTTCAAATCCGAATATGAAAACACACTTAGAGTCCATGATTTTATTTTCAGATCAAATTTCTGGAATATCCTATGGTGCTAGTAAAGTTGAATAATAAATGTAATTGTGTTGCATCATGCATGATAATCACTGGTGCGAATATCGTCGTTGAATAGTTTTGTTGATAAATGTAATTGTGTTGCATCATTAAAATCCTTCCTAAATTTCCCGATGGCTTTCAAAATGTTTTTCTCCTTTTCGGCTTCTGACAGATTGCCATCATTGAGCATTTGAGAAATCCTCTTTTTGAAAAAGTAGAGGGGATTTCTCTCAACTACTCTATGTGGTAACTCAATGCTTGCTTTTTCAATCCACTCCCCAAAATCTTCGATAGACATTTCTTCAATTTCTTGTGAAGTAGGTAAAAAAACTTCAAGTTCTCTTTCTGGAAGAAGTTCTAATTCTTCACGTGCCTGATTTGGTGTTACCTTACTCAACCTATCTCACTCCTTTTCTGTTAGGCATATCGTCTGCCCATGCGACCCACAACTTATTGCAAGCCCCATGCGGAGACGATCCCCGCAAAACATTGATTTATGCTTGTCCAACATTTATGTCTGTGTTATCTTATAGGTACCATGTTTAATCCTTAAACAGTCTGTTCCCGCAGGCTGTTTTTTTGTGTTGCCAGCTCCATAACTTCCTCGATTGTTACCACTGATCTCCCTTTTGATTGGTCAGCATCACAAATCATTTCGATAACCTCTAAAGCAAACTCAGGCGAAATTCTATTGACCAACATTACCCACACAACCTTCCACTTTGAATTCTTTTAAACGTTCCAAATACTCATCGCTGTAAAGGTTTGTTCCAGTCAAAAGGGTCATTAAATTAGCGTCATATGGATACGTCCGTTCTAAAACATCCAACAACCTCTTATTCCACTCGTAATTCATTCCAATCACCCTTTCACGATTTTTAGAAAACCACGGGCAACTAGCTTGGTTGTATGCTTCGTCCATTGTCCGATCCAAGATATCTTTGTTTCTTTGCAAATGATGGCTGTCATGTTAGTGCATGAGGTGTTCACATCGAGAGTTTCCTGTAGCATTGCCTCGATCTGCATACGTTCTTCTGCTGTGTACTGGTTAGGTGGCTTAATTAGAATGGGCTTAACAGCTTTAATCGCTACCAAGAGTTCCTCTAGCTCCTCAACCGTTTTTATCAAGCAAGTATGTCGATTCATCTCAACGTTGTTTCCATTTAAGATGGGAGCGCTTGTCCCACCACTGCTTTCATGTGCGGCGGCAATCGCTAGAAAAGGGTTGTCCGTTATATGTACAGATTTAGCTTTGATGTCAGATGGAGCATTGGCCCTTTCGTTTTTATAAGCAGATACCGTTTCTCGGCTCACGTTTGCTTCTTCTGCAAATTTTTGTTGTGTCATATCTAGTTCCATCAACGAGTTACCAAGCTGGAAACCATAACTATTAACGTCACGTTCCATTATCCAATGTTCCTCCTATTTCGTTTTGCTACATAGTCGCTCATTTGTTCGCTTTCCTTTTACCATCACAATTTTGATTTTTGTGTACAATTAAAGTGTGCTCGCTTTTCCTTGCAATCCCTTAGGCTGCTCACCTGGGGGATTTTGATTATGTAATCGAAAGTATTCAAGTAATCACCCTAGCTTGTCCGCCATAGAGACCCCGCTACTGCGCGGGAATAATTAACTGATCGTCAATATTTTCTTGCTGTTCTTCTTGTTTCAATTTCATCAGCTTTTCTTTTTTAATCAGTTCAATTACTTCCGGCATGATGGCATCGAAAAAGCGTTTGGTTTGTTCATGATTTAGCATGATCTTCATATACAACAACACCTCTTTTGTTTGTTTTTAGATGTATATGAGTGAGGAAGTTTGTCCTATCCATCTGGAGACTATAGAAGTAGACAACTCATTTTATAAACGATTCGTTTAGTTTCGGGCGTAAAAAATCACGTGGATCAGTATTAAGTTCTTTAGCAATTATTTGTAGTCTATCTGTGCTAATAGGATTTCTTCCTATAGACAAATAATGGTATCCCATTGGAGAAATACCTATCTTTTTAGCTAATGAGCTTTTTGTTATCCCCTTTCTTTTTCTAACTTCTTCAATTCGTAAGTGAACGGGTATCATTTTATTTATCCCTCCCTGTTGTAAACGATTCGTTTAGTTATGAGTTCATATTATTATAAACGAATCGTTTAGTCAACACATGAACTAAACATTTCGTTTGTTTTTTTTAAACAATACGTTTATACGTGATAAAATCAGCAAATAGGGAGGTGCAATAAAAGAATGACTTTAGGCGAAAAGTTAAAATCTCTAAGGGAACAAAAGGGATGGACCCAAGCTCAAGTAGCAAATAAATTGGGAGTATCTTCGCAGGTGATTTCAAATTATGAAAGAGACTATAGGTCTCCAGACAAGGAAATGTTACCGCTTATATCAAATGTGTTTGGATGTTCTCTTGACTGGTTACTTGGGGCAACAGCAAGAGAACAGATCAAGTCAGAGAGCGAAGAAAACCTAGTAGTAGAGAAACTAAAAAATAGATATCGCCTTGAGTTTGATGGGCGCGAAGCAACAGATGAAGAAATAGAAGAGGCTATTAGATATATCAAAGCCCTTCAATTAATGAAAGCTGAAAAGAAAAACCAAAACTAAAACTAATAACACTAGAAAACGACAAATGAAAGTAGTCGTTTTTTTATTTTGAAAAAGAATGAAAAATTAATAGAAATGACCCAAATAGAACCAAAATTCGCTGAAAAGTTTATCAAATCAAAATAACAGCATTGAACTTTCATTCTTTTTGTGAAAGTTCTTTCTTTATTTCTTCTATTAAAATCTTCAGATCAATCTTCTCGTCTTGCTTTGTCAATCTATCCCCTGACATTAATACTGAATTTTCTTTTGTCATAAATACCACTCTCCTCTTTCGAGAATTGTCATTCCTTCCGTTTTTGTTCAAAACTAAAAGTGCAGGATTATTTTTCCTGCACTCATCATATCATCAAAATTTTAAATTATAATTTTCGTCCAGACGAAAACTGTCGAACATATCTCTGATTCGACAAAAACTTATATAAAACCTTGAAAAAAAAGTTTTCGTATTGACGAAATACAAAAAGATTGTAGAAAAAGCAAACTTGACAAAAAACTAAGAACAATCCATTAGATATTTTTCCCAGTATTTATCGAAGGATTTTTCTGTAACTTTCAGCGTATTGAAATTATGAATATTTCGGTGAAAATGAATCATCTTTCCATCGAATTCTTTAATTCTAGCCAAATTAACTAAATGATTACGAGAAACCTTCCCAAAATAATACGGAGCTAAAAATCCTTCGTACTCTTTTAAATAATTATCCGTTTTAACTGAGTCAGTATCTGTATAAATTGTTCGTCCCCTCACCTTAGCTTCAATTAGTATTATTTCCACAAAGGGAATCTGCTTAAATGTACCATCAACGGTAGCTGGTACATAAAGCCCTCCTTTATTTTCAAAACTTCGGTATAAAGCTCTTTTACGAAGTTCATTCAATGCATGTTCAAGGGTACCATCTTCATGGTAGCCAAATTTAGATACTACCGATATGCACCCGTAGCCTAGTGCTTCAGTGCTATCAATTTCATTTTCTGCTCCAGTAAGAATAATACTAGGGATATTAAATTGCTCTTCTTTGATATAACGTAAAAAATCTAATCCCGATAAGTTTTCTTGTATAAACTTATATTCTGTAATGATAGCATTGAAAAAATCATTTCGAAGAAAATGAACAGCTTCACCAACGTTGGATGAAAACTCCATTTTTCGCACAAAGGTATACTTAGAGAGGATTTTTTTTATTAAGTTTTGATGCCCTTTGTTTTCCTCTAACACAAGTATGTCTAAGGTCTCCATACCAATACAAGCCTCCCAAAACGAAAAAGGCGCAATTTGCGCCTTTAGAAAAGACTTACTTATTAAGAAGTTCTTTTGGAACCTCTGGATTGTGAACAAACCAAGCCGAAGCGCTACTTGCAAATACCGTTGCAACCATTGCTAGGCATGAAGACGCTAGAATTGCCATCTGTTTTTTCATTATTGTTCCCCCTTAAAATGTATCAAAGATAAGCTTTGAATAAAAAAAGCTTTTGCTAAAGCAGATGATAAAATAAAAAAGTCGAATCCAATGATTATTATTGAAATTAATTTTAATACGGGGTAATATTTTTTGTCTATTCTACTATGCCCCTCTACCCTCGATGGAGCAAATAACAAGGCTAAAATTATTGAGAATCCAAGTAAATATATGCTTGTCTGTTCGTTGATTGCAACGTGAGGTAAAGTAACAAAAATCAAAATTGATACGAATGTACATAACGCAGATGAATGAAGATGTATTCCTCCTGATACTAAACGAAGTATAACAAATCCTAATAGCATTAGTAATGTCTCTATAAACTTATCAGTAAGCCATCCACATATTAGCGAGACCATTATTACAAAAAAACCATTAAGTACAATTATAAGTGCATAGCGCAATACATCAATACTTGCGGTTTCTTCTCCACCTACATTTTTAATTGAAGTGGCAATTTTCTCGGCTGTTTTTTCTATCATCTGCTATGCTACTCCTTCTTTTTTGAAAGCCAATAAAAAGCTATTAGACAAATAGTTGACAGTACCAGCATATAAAAAGCATCATATTTAAATGCTTTATTCATCTCGAAAAAACAGTAAGAAGCACTAAAAGTAAACAGTAAACCTACAACAGAAGCTATTATGTAGTAACTTGTTTTTGATAGTTTTATCGAAACACTTCGCCCGTGTGGTACAAAATTAAATCCTACATTAAAATGATAAAAACTCCAAAATAATATAAAACTAAAACAACCTGTACTTATTTGTAAAACATATTTTAAAGTGTCGTGATTAGTGATATCAACCATAAATATAGAGTTAAACAAAAGAACAAACATCGCTTGTATTATGCCGTATGTAACATATCCAGTAACAGAGATAAAAGCTGACCAAAATATGTGATATCTAAAAATTACCCACATAATTATAATCAATAATCCTATTTGGATAAATGGAGCAGCAAGTTCAATGTTATTTACATCTCGAATCCAATATGAAATAAAAGTCATTAATGAACCTGAAAATATTGTTTCTGGCAAATACTCGGTAATGTTAATACGGAACAATCCAAAGATCAAAGCAAAAATGGCAAAGAATTCTATAAGTGAAGAAACTACTGCGATTAAGTTATCCATCTTCCGCACCTTGGAGTATATTTGTATAATAACTATCATAGCTAAGAGTAGGAAAATAATAAAGAACTTTCTAACTCCTACAATATTCCGCTGTTTATAACTACCTATAATATGGTATTATAAGAGTACAAGTGTGCATATAATAAAAAAAACCGCAGGTGCTCCAACACCTACGGTTTGTACAATAGTTATCCCTCAATGGGATTGGCTCAAATCATGGGGTAAGATCGTCAAGGCTGGCTAGGCTCAATGGCGATCTTACTTTTTTGTCATTTTGACAAATAGCCCAATTAAAGCAATGATAAATGTTCCAAATGCAAACATTACCATAAGCGCTTCGTATACGGACATGAGCATCACCCCCTTGCTACTGTGACATGGGGATGAGCCAAGATCGCCATTGAGAGAACCGATTCTATTGTACCTAGCCATTATAGCATGGAAATTTTTCCTTTCACTGATAAATTTGCATTTTTTACTATTAGTCAAAACTGATAATATAAATTTGAATAGCAAATCGAAAGGAGATAGTCATTTGAGGGTTGGCACATATCGTCGAGTTTCTACAGAAATGCAACGCGAAGATGGAGTATCACTCCAGACACAGGATGAACGACTTAACGCGTTTATACAGAGCCAAGGCTGGGCGCTAGTGGAAGATTATGCGGATGAGGGATATTCTGCAAAGAACATGGATCGACCATCTTTAAAACGGCTTATAGAAGATATTAAGCGTCAAAAGATAGATGTTGTCCTGGTTTATAGATTGGATCGTTTTGTTCGGTCTGTATCGGACTTGCATCATCTACTACAAGTTATGGACAAGCATGACGTTAAGTTTAAAAGTTGTACAGAAGTATTTGATACTACAAGCGCTACTGGAAGAATGTTTATAACCATAATTGCGACTCTAGCGCAGTGGGAAAGAGAAACAATTGCAGAACGTGTATTTGATAACATGTTACATCGAAGCGAACAAGGAAAAAGAAATGGTGCCCCTGCTCCCTATGGATATAATCTTGAAGATGGCATTTTAACACCAGATGAAAACGAGGCGACATGGGTACGTTATATTTTTCAAAAATATAAAACTAATGGTTCACAAAATATTGCAAAATACCTTAATGTACGAGGAATTCGTACGAAAAAAGGTGAGGTTTGGAGCGATTATTCAGTCCGCTATATTTTAAAAAATCCAATATATGCAGGTTATGTGCGTTGGAATCTCAGAAGTGCAGCGAAAGGGAAAAATACTGAGACAGTAATTGCAAAGTACGAACAAAAAAACTTCGAACCATTAATTTCAAAAAGTGATTGGGATGATATACAAGAGTTGATGAAGGAACGTAGTTTTATGGCGTTTAGGTCTGATAACCACTATCCCTTTTCCAGCATAGCTAAGTGTGAAGAGTGTGGACATTCTTTTACTGGAGCATTTAAAAAACGTAAAAGTGGTGGAGTGCACCGTTTTTACAAATGCGCTGGACGATTCCGTACAGGCACATGTAAAGTAACAGTCATTGCTGAAGAAGCAATTGAAAAGGCTTTTTTAGAAACAATGTATTTTTCTATGTACGACGAAAAAGAGTACCTTGCAGAAAAGGAACCCGAAATAGACGCGCAACAAATTCAAAAGGAACTTGTCCATATCGAAGGGAAAAAAGCACGTATTAAAGAACTATACGTAGATGGAGACATTGCGAAAGAGGATTATAAGAAGAAAATTGCAGAGTTGCAGGAAAGAGAAAATGATCTTTTGCTACAGTTAGAGACTGAAGATGTTAGGGCTTCTGAGGAAGAAGTGAGAATGTGGATTAGTAGCGTTAAGGCTAATTGGAACACGCTTTCCTATGAATCTAAAAAGGCTGCGGTTCATGCCATCTTTCGTAGTATGACAATAAGAGTGATTGAGCCACCGAAGGTCGGAAAGGTTGCAGCTCCTCCTGTTGTGGAGATAGTAAATTTTGAGTTAAGATAAGAAATAATTTAATGGGTTACTTGTCAGTGGCGTGGTTCTTCTTGCATAGGGCAGCCGTCTAGCGCATAAATTGAACCTTCATCTGTACGGGAATACTCCTCCAAACCACGCTTCAGCATCGTTACGATTGTCGATTTCCCCCCGCTGACCGGACCCATTAGCAATAGGATTCTTTTTCTTACGTCCAATCTTCTTGCTGCAGAATGGAAGTACTCCTCCACCAGTCGCTCAACACTACGATCTAAACCATAGATTTCACGTCCGAAAAATTTGTAACTCCTGCTACCATCTTCATTTTCTTCAATCCCATGGCTTTTAATCATGTTGTAGACACGTGAATGAGCAGTCTGTGCAATTTGTGGATGTTTGCGAACAAGCTCAAGATATTCAGCAAACGTGCCTTTCCACGTTAACTTTTCTTCACGGGCCCGGTGCTCTGCAATTCTTTTTAAAATATCCAT